GTCCAGACGCGTCCACGCGGTAGCAGTCGCCGCAATGCGCCTGCGTAGTCCGCGCGGCTGTAGCGCGCCGGGTTCATGTCAGTTACGACCACGTAACCTCACCGGGCACCGCGAGCGCACCGGCCGGAAGCATCACGTCGTCAGTCGGCGCGAGAATGAGGAAATCATTGATGCCGGAGACGGCGGCAATGGCCGACCACAGATGCGCGAGAATCAGGAATCCGCCCGGTTCGCCCTCGCTTTTCATCAGTCCCGCGATAGCGTCGAGCGCGGCGTCCTGCCTGTCGGGCGCCACGCCACGAATACTGATATCGACCGGGTACGGCTCCGGCGCGACGACATACACCAGCGCGGTAACGGGCCGCAATGGATAGATTGCGTTCGCGACGGTGAGCTGGTCGCCAGTCGCGGGCGTGTCTCTTGTCTCGGCTGACGCGACACCGTCTGTTCCCTGCGGGAAGCCATCATGCTGCGCGTTCGCCTCATCGAGCATCACGAACACGATGACCGTACCCGCACCGTAGCCGTTGCCCGTACACCATGCGCGCGTGACGCCCGGAACGTCGAGCGCCCATTCCACATAGTCGCTCGCCGCGCCGCCCTGCGGCGGGTTCTGGTAGACGAACAGGACACGCGCACGGTAGGCATCGTTCGATTCAATGTCCGCGCCGCCCCGGAATGCCGTTGCGGCAACGCCGGTCGAATCGATACCCGGAATCGCGCTGGCGAGCGTGAATTGTGTCCCGGCCGCGCAATCGCCGTTCAGGCCTGCCAGTCCTGCGGGGTCGGGGTTCGCGGTCGCGGCCACCGTGACCTTACCGGCTTCGACGGTAGCCGCCGCAGTGACCGTGTAGGGCAATCCGTCGCTGCGCTTCAGTCCCGTTCCTGCATTGACCGGTACGCCTTCGGTGCCGGTGAACGTGACGAAGCCAGAGGACTGCGCCGCACTCTTGCGCAATACGCCCTTGAGCGCGCCCCACGCCTCGAGGAATTCATCCGTCGCCGTGAACGGGGTAGCCTGCAACGCGATCCAGTCGAGATACCCATAAAGCATGTGGGCGAGCCCGGCCTGAATGTCGCCGACCACATGCAGATTCGAGAAGCGCAACAGGGCATCGGCACCCGGCAGGTTCGCGTTCAGATCCTGCGCAACCTGATTGCGCAGGGCCGTCAGCGTCGGTCGTGAAAAAGGCATTCGCCTTCACAGCAGGGCTAGATTCGCGTCCACACGCTGGGGAAGCTCATCGCGACGCGCGTCCCATCGCGGCGGTTCGCGACAATGGCCAGGTCGAGCCGGTTTGGTGTAATCCACTGCGGCGTAATCTCGAAGCGCGCCACCACGCCGTCATCGAGCATCCACTGCAGCGCCTCGCTCGCGTAGTCGCCGGCGCGCTGCGCCACGTCGCGCGGTCCCTTGACCCGCGAGAGCAGCCACAGGCGCGAGCCGATCGGGTAGTCGGCACTGTCACCCCACCAGCCGCGCCGGTCGCCGTCCGGTGTTTCGTCGCTCGGCAATGCCAGCCGGTCACTAAAGAGGCTGATAAGCACGGCGGTCTGCAGGTCATCGCCGGATTGCAGGGACGCGCCCGCAAGCATCCAGTCGCCGCGCATGTCCGGTACATTCCAGACGGTCGAGATGTCAGCCACGGCGCAAGGCTCAAAGCTGCGGTACAGGTGGATCGCTCGTAACCGTGTCGCCGCCGCCCTGCACTTCCGGGACCGGGTGATGGTGCGAGTTGTAGACGGCGCGCGAGTTGGCGGCGGTGTGCAGGTTGGTCGCGCTGTTGTCACGCATGTCGCCCGCACAGGTGATATTGCCGTCGCCCTCGATGTCCCCGGTGCAGTGCAATAGCGGCGAATCGGCGGTGATCTGCGGGGTATTGGTGATCGTGACAGGTTGCCCGCCACCGTTGACGACGATCCCGGCAGCGGACAGATAGACCGATTGCCCCTTGTCGTCACTGATGCATACCTCGCCCGGTGCTAGATTGCGGAAGCGGTACTGCTGGTGTCCGCACGCGATCACGACTCCGTTCGTACGGTCGCCACCGAGAAAAACAGCAATAGCGTCACTGCCTGCTGGCGGATTCGACTGGAACCCGTATTCCGCGAGTCGCAGCGTGCCGTCGCGTGTCTCGCTCGCGGATAGCTGCATCTGGACGAGCTGGGCCGCGCCGCCATCATCCACGCGCGTAAGCCGCCCTCGTCCGAGCGAGCGAACGAGATTCCAAAACAGGTTTTCCACTGCGGGTATCCAAGCGGCGTTAATGCTGCGCGAGCGCGGCAGCAGCATCCGCAGGCAACGGCAGATAGAGGATCGGTTCGGGCCGGAACGCTTCCGGGGGCATCAGTGTGATTTCGCAGCCGGTGCCGCTTGTGTCGCGCCGGTAGGTGACTTCGCCAATCGTCCACTTCGCGCCGTCGATCACCTTGAGTTGCGGCAATGACAGCGCGGCCAGCGTGTTCGGCGCGTAGAGCGCGCCGCCGCTGTCGCGCCATGACGTGGCCGTGATCGTCACCACATTGCCGCGCCCAATGCGCCGGTTGCATTCCCATAGCGCGTGCGCGTTCGACACGTCCGCGCCTGCGTCGCCGTTCTGCGCAATGAACGCCTTGGGACGGAAACGCGGCATGGTGTCATCAGCCACCGTGTATTCGGCGAGCGGCTGCTGACCGGCATCCGTGAAAATGCCAGTGCCTACCAGATAGACACGGTATCCGCTGAAGCGCTGCGAGATATCGCGCGTATAGCTCGCCTGTTCGACATTGACGCCCATCGCGAAACCGCCCGCCGCCTCAATGGTCGAAAGCGGCCCGATCACCAGATCACCGTCCGCATCCTCGTAACACAGTACCTGTGCGAGCTTGCACAGACGGTCGATGGCGGCATACGGTGATTCCCCGACATTCAGGCAGACCTGCGGGTGCAGCATGCCAGGCGTGAGCGCCTTGACGTTGATTCCGAACGGCTGCGCGAGTTGCGCCGCAATGTGGGCGGTCGCCATGTTCACGAACTGGAACGAATCGAACTGCGCAGCGCAGTCCACCAGGTCTTCGCACTTGCCGCGCCCCGATATCGACAGCGTGTGCGTTGTCGCACTGACCGCTTCCGTCACCCGGTCAACGTAGCCGGTGATGACCGCGTCCGCGCCGATCTTCACGACGCAGGGGTCGCCTTCCATAACGAGGACCGTTGTCGTGTCCGGAAAGCGCTCGGTCATCGAGATATCGAAATCAGCCGGGATACGCTCCATGCCGCGCGTGATGCGCACGCTTTTCCAGCCCGAGATGCTCGCCCCGTTGACGGTCAGGGAAACATCGTCGTTCATGGGAGAGTGATATTATTCGACGCTGTCGGCTAGTGCATCCATTCCGTCATCATCACCGACCGCGACTGTCGCCTAGCCGCCGCCATTGGACGAATTCACCCGAAAGAGCTCCATGCCGCCAAGAAAAAAACGCAAGACGCTGCACGTGTTATTCGATACCAACGCCATCCTCGCAGATAGCTTTGAGAACCTTATCAGCAGAAAAGCTGCTGATACGATCACGGACCACTCCAAACATGGAGATTTGGACATCATTTGGATACTTCCCGAAGTCGTTCGACTCGAGCGCGAGTACCAGATGCGAGATAAATTCCGTCATGTTCTATCACCTACGAGGCAGGCCGAACAGCTACTCGGCGCAAATTGGGGAATTTCTCAAGAAGGCATAGACGCGGCAATTGCGACACGGATCGACCAGCAACTAGCCGCCTACAGCATACTCACTAGAACGTGCAACGCTGCCCTTGTAGATCTCAACCAGATCACCCACGATGCAGCCTTTAGAGTACCCCCATTTGAACCCGGACCGACGGAGAAGGGTTTCCGCGACGCAATCCTGTGCGAAACCTTTTATCAGTTGACCAATAGCCTTTCAGTCAATGAAACGGCAGTCCTGGTTTCCAATGACAAGCGTGTCCAACTCGCTGTCGGTGCACGTATGCCCAACGCTCGCGTTCTTGAAAACATAGAAGGACTTCGCGACGAAATAAATCTCCGAGTCGGTAACGTAGACGCTCAAACAGCGAGCTTGATTGAGAGGAAGGCATCAAAGCTGATGTTCGACTTTTCAAACGTTGACGACCAGACGGCATTATGGAACCGTGACAACCTATACAACAAGATTTGGGCCAAGTTCCAACAAGAAATTAACGAGCTATGGGATAACTCGAACGCTTCCGTCACTGAGAACATCCTCGCGCCGACACGGTTGGTAAAAAAAGAAGGCACCCGCGTCTTTTTTTCGACCGTGTACACGGCCAATGGCCAAGCCACTGTCTGGGTTCCTGATACATCGCCCGCAAAATCCCCTAACGCCGGTGGCTTGCCCGGCCTAGGCAGCTATAGCGATCTTAGCGACGACTACAGGCGGATGATCGCATTAAGCAATGCAAACCCGCTAATCGAGCCTGCCAGCGGATCGGCCTATGTCACCTCTTACAATGTCAGCGATTCGAGCAAGGCGCTAATGAAACCGGCCACCACCGCCTTTCTGTCGTTAATGGCGGCACCACAGCATGGTAAATGGATAACTACACCCGTACCTGCAGCCAACGTGTCGATTTTGTGGTCAGCAACACTGTCAAAACAGATGCGACTCACCCGTGCTAAGGTTGACGATCTCTTACTTCTAAACGTATCTGTACCCAGCGACGACAATCCCTAATCAACGGATATGAGGAACTTGCACGTTCAGTGAGGCGCTGAAAGCTGTTGGCGCAAAAGCGGGATGAACCGGTGCCGCCTGCCGTACCAGCGTGTCGTACCTTCCCACGTCTTGATAGAGCCGTTGCGCAAGCACGAGTAGCGGCATCGGCTCCGGCGTGATGACCATCCGCATGCTCGTGCGTTTCGGCACTCTGCGCGACTTGCTGGCTGCCCTTTTGCCACCGATAATCGTCCAGTCATAAAAAAAAGGAGAATCCAATGCAAAGCGCTGATATCGCTGCATGGGTGCAGGGCATGGGCTCACTACTCGCGATCATTGCGGCAATCAGTATCTATGCCAAGCAATACAAAGATAAACAGGCCGACGACAAGAACGAAACGCGGGCGTTTGTGGAAGCGATTCGCGACGAAGTCCAGGCGGCATGGAGTTCCTACTGCATCGAGATACACCCGTGGCTACAGAGTCTGCCGGATGGGGAGCCTTTCAACGTCACCTATCCTGTGTTAACCGAGAGGTTCACGATCTACGAGAACGGGGCCTCAATCGTGGGAAAAATAGACGACCCTGAACTACGCCGCATGATTGTCAAAACTTACTCCCTAGCGATGGGCCTGATTGCCTCCTTCCAACTTAACAACTCTCTGCTAAACGAACGCAATCAACTGTGGCTTCTTTATCAAGGCCCTAACCGGGATGACGTCCTTGCGGCTCGCGAAAAGGGTCTCCGGGACTACGCAGCCAAATTGAAAGAGCGTGACCTGTGGATAACAGAGGCCGTTGCCGCGCTTCTCTTGCGCACAGATCAATGGTTGTCAAGTCAACCTGAGCAGTAGCCTTGCATCGCAATTATGCAGCGGTCCGCCAGACAACAATCTCTCATTCGCCGCTGCTTTCCGGAACGCGTCATTCGCCGGAGTATGATTGAACAACGGTGATGTGGGCCATTGACATGTCAATCCGGCCTGTAACGCGCCAGCAAGCCAAACCTAACCCAAGAGTATGCGACACTCACGTTCGACCAAAAAATTAGCGTTTCTCCCGGGAAAAGAGGTTATCGCACGCGGAGGCACGCCCACTTATCGTGTGATGGTTATGGATCCGCGCGGCAGCTATCCGCGCGGAGTCCGATACGTCCCCATGGGCTTCTTTTACGCCGATGAACATATTGCCTTTTCGTTGGTACATGGAGGCGATTGGGACGACATCTTCGAGGAAGCACCGTATTCCGAGTTTAATTGGGCGTCACCAGAGGAGCTGCGCCTTATGGCGTCGTTGGTGCTATGCGAACTGCGAGACGATGCATATGTTAGCCTCTACCCAGTGGTTCGATATAGCCCCCGGATCGACGCACTCGATCTGGATCTAACTTGCCCGCTGACCGTACATCGGGTGCGAGAGTTGATACTGAATACCATCCATGAAGGGCAGTCCCCATTCGGTCCACATCATCGGCTTCTTGGGCTTCACGGCAAGAAGTATGATGTCGTTCCTGCCGAGCGTTACGGATTCGACCGGCTATTAAAATTCTGGAATGCGCTTTCTGACGCGAGTTTGGTGTTTTTTCGAGGGATATATACGCTCATCAAAGCAGACATGCTTCGCCAGCATTACGAATTCAACGAAGAGGCGATATTGTCGCTATATATCGCACTTGACGCGTCGTTCAGCCTCGTGAAGCTCCATCTAGAGCACAAGGGAACGAGGGAGCCAACAGCTCATGATGCTGCCGTTTGGCTACACCATCACTTTGACGCGCCGTTCGGACTGGAAGCTCCGAAGGCGACGGAGAAGTATTTTGAAACGTTTTATGAAGAACGAGTAATGACGATGCATCCGGCAAGCAGGTATGGCGATCTACCCTACGCACCCATCATGCACGACGACATTCCTCACCTGCGCCGGTCGTTGCGGGAAATTTTTGCCTACCTTCTACTTGAGGAGCATGGTGCGGACTTTCACGCGGACGTTCAGGAACACCTCGCGCGATATCCCAACACTACCGGGTCTTGATGGCGCGTACGGTATAACAAACCTTCGCGTCAGAGAAGCATAACGATTGCTCGGGCTCGGTGACAGTCGATCACGAGAGGTTGCCCCGGCAAACTCCTAGTCACGGGTTACGTCAATGAAGCGCTAAACACGGTTGGCGCAAAGGCAGGATGAACCGGTGCGGCCTGCTGTAGCAATGCATCGTAACGCGTCACGTCCTGATAGAGCCGTTGCGCAAGCACCAGCAGCGGCATCGGCTCCGGCGTGCTAACCGTCTGCATTCTCGCAAGCGACGCGCCGCGCGTGGTCACGTCCTGCACCACGGCAACCTCAAGCGCGCGCAGTGCGCCATAGGTCGCATCATCGCCCGCATCGCCTGCGATCGTGATCTCCATATCGAGCGCATCGCATACCGTTGAACGCAAGGTTTCGGCGTCCTGGATCGATGCGAGCGCATAACCGGTCGTGCTCTCCGCGAGCGCGATAACTGCGCTGCGACGGTACAGCAATGTCGTGAGCCGGTTTACTGCGGTGAGCGCCGCCGTCGCCCGCTTCTGCGGGTTGATGGACGACTGTAACGCGACAAGCGACTGCACGGCCTGATGCGGATCGGCATTCGCGATCTGTACGGCTCTGACAAGCGCCTGTGTAGCGTCAGACATGCCGGGCCAGTCCGAGACAGTCGCGGCGCTCGCCAGCGCTTTTCCCGCGACACCTGCGGCGGTGCGCGCCTGCGCTCCCGCGCCGATCAGGTCCTGTATCGTCGTTGCTGGTTGCCGCACGGCGGCGGTGAACTGGCCCACGAACCGGCCATACCGGCCTTTTAGCGTCGCGACCATCGCAACCAGGCTCGTCGCGCGCTGCGTGATCGCCTGCGCCTCGACGACGAAGTTCTGCGCAGTGCGTTCGATCTCGCCGACTACGGCCGGGGACGACAGGACAGCGGAAACCGTATTGAAGAAGTCCTGCGCCACTGCCGCGAATGCGGCGACTGCTGACAGGCCGGTCTGTGCCTGCGTCGCAATCGCCAGCGTGGGAAACTGCTGTGCGCCCGACTCGATGAACGAAAATCGCAGCTCAAAATACCGGCCCCGTTCCGAACGTTCCTCGCACTCGAACTCGATCAGCGCGACATTCAGCCGCCCAAGCGACGGATGCACCAGTTCGCCATCGGCGCTGTCACTGTCGCCGGGCTGCTCGCATGCGCGGATCATCGCCGCGCGCTGCGCGATCACGTCGCCGCCGCCAGGGGTACCCAGATAGGCGGCATCCTGAAGCAGAAAACCGCTCAGGCTGATGCGCCGTCCTGCGCGTCCGAGGTCCTCGACCCATACCTCGTCGCGGTACGGATATTCATGCGTGACGTTGCGACGGCCGACCTTCAGCGTCGAACCTGTCACGCCGAACGGCACGCCCCGCCATGAGGCGGCCTGCAACGCGCTGAAGAACGGATGGTCGGCCACAGCCATCCACCTAGCCGAGCGCTTCCATCGGGCGGGCGATCTTCAGACCGGCAGGCGTGCGCGTCTTTACGGTCACGCTGCCGTCGCGCGCGACGTGGACGTGATTGTCAACGTGAACCACTGGCGCGGGCGCGTTCTGCATGGTCGCCGCCGCGCCGGGGGCATTGAGCGAAGCCACGTCCACGCCCGGATCGAGCGACGGCATGTGCGCGAGGACACCGGGCGCATAGTTGCGCGTTTCTGCCGGGGCGTTCGCGAGTCCCTTGCGGTCCAGATTTCCCTCGCCCCAGTTATAGGCTGATAGCGCGTAGGTCAGGTTGCCGCGATAGCGCGCGAGCAGACCGGCCATCTTGCGCGCCGCCGCGTCGGCGGCCTGTGCCGGATTGAACGCGTCGATGCCATATTCGCGTTCGGTTGCGGGCATGAACTGGAACAGTCCCCGCGCGCCGGCAGGACTCACCGCCATCGGTTTGCCGCGCGATTCCTTCTGCGCGATGGCTGACAGCAGTCCGGCAGGCAGACCGTAGCGCGCTTCGGTGCCGGCGAAATTGAGCTTCTGGGCCCACTGCGCGACAGCAGGACTGAGCGGCGCCCCCATTTCGCCGGTTGCGCGCGCTGCGCCGGGCACGGTCTCCGCACGCTGGACGTTTGCCGAACCGGGCCACACGCCACCCGTTGCCGCTTCGGCCGCCCGGATGCGCCGGAGCTGTTCGTCCTCGCCTGTGTTGAGGTTTTCGCTATGCAGACCGAGAAACGCGCCAACGGTCGCAGGATTGACGAAGCGCAGCAATCCGCCCACCCCGCGCGCCGCCGCGCCCGCAGCGACATACGATCTGCGCAGCAGCACAAGCCGCGCGATCAGCATGCCGATGCTGGCGATGGTCGAGACCACCGACAGCGCGAAGCCGCCTACCATGTAGGCCGCCATCGCGACGGCGGCGACCTTCCAGCCGCCGAGGGCATCCACCACGCGACCGACCCACGACGCCAGGCTGATCAGGCCGGTCACAGCATCCGTGACGCCCTGTGCAAATCTGCCCCAATCGACCGAGGCGAGCCAGCGCGCAAGCCGTTGCGCAAGCTCCACAATCCGCTGCGCGATCAGTTCGCGGTTCTTCGCAATCCATTCGGTAAAGCGGTCAATCATCGGGCCGAACACCGGCGCGAGACTGTCTGCAATCGATGCTTTGAGCCCAT